CCTCTAAGAAGTCTTTCTCGTTCAACTTGATGAAGTGAATAAAGGTTAGCTAAGTAGGTAGGGTTAACTTTTATCAGTTCTCTATTATCAAAAATCGTGGCAGGAATAAAAGTAAAACTCTTGATCAAGTCTTCTGGTTTAATGCTTATTTCTTCATTTAATAAAAACTTTTTTTGAATATCATTAGGAATCATTTCAAAAAGCTTATCTTTAAGACTAAATTTATCAATTAATTCTTGTTTATTATCAGCCCAATAAACCGTATCTCCCTGCCTAATAAAGTATCGAACTATTCCCGACCTTTCTTCAATAGCATAACCGTCTTTTGGGTTGATCCACCAAGAGATAAAACTAGCTACCCATGAATCAGCGTCGGGGTTACAGGTTGCTCTAACAGAGGGTTTAATTCCTGATACAGACCGGTTTCTAGAGAGAAGATAGAAAAACTGTTCCCGCGTAAAATGGGTTAGTTCGTCAAAACCGATCCTAGTAATCTGAGAGCCTTGATAAATATGCACGGTTTTTTCATGCTGTAAATGCCTAAAAGATACCCTAGCACCACTAGGAAACCGCCATTCAAGACTAGGCTTTTCTATAAAAGTACCCTTGATAGGATAATAGATTTTACGACTTTCATCTACTAATCCCCCAGCTTGAGTAAATTCAGGATAAGTCCGGCGAAACATGACAGCCCGGTAATCAGGATTGTCAATATATTCTTGACGAACAAAATCAGTTAATAAGGCTCTGGTCTTTCCTGCTCCTGCGGCTCCACCGAATATAATTACATCAGCGTCAATTTTTCCAAATAAAGCTTGTTTTCCCTCTTGTAATTGAGGGAAAACAATTTCTTCTTTGGTGTTAACAAGTCGATATTTTTCGGTCGCTGTTTTTATCTTTGAGAGATTTCTATAAGATAGTTTCATTTTCTAAATTACCTTTATCTGTTGGCTGTCCTATTAAGTTCCCGTCGGGATCGATTGCGGCCAACCCATTTTTTTGTAAAATACTAATAGCATATTCTACAGTGTCAAGCCCTAATGCTTTTTCTACTATTTCCGTGACAGCTTTAGTCATGATCACAGCGTCTTTGTGACTCCAATTACCGTTAGGGTCGTCTAGCGAACGATTGTTTATCTCCTCGCTTTTTTCGAGTGTTCTAAACGCATTCCTTATGCTTTTATCTGTTATTTGCTTTAAAATTCCATCTCTATAAGCCTCTTGATCTTGTATCTTTTTAAGCCAATATGCTTTAGCTCGATCTTCCCATCGATACATTTTATAGGCTAATTGCCATTGTTCCGGAATAGTAATACTGCGTTTACTTTCAGTCTTTGGAATATCTTCACCTGCCGACGCAGCGCAATCATTAAAAGCACGATTTAATGATCTGTACCCCGCGGGAAGATGGACATAAAAAGCTTGAAATTTTTCAAACCATTGGGCCATTTCGTAGGGTTGTCTTTCCCAAATGGGATAATGCCCAAACTCGATAGGTACGTTTGGTATTAGATTATCAAACCGACTAGCCTTGCCTGATACAGGGCTTTTAGGGGTTGGGGTTGAGTTATTTGGGGGTACTTTTTTTCGTCTTGGCATTAAACTAAAATGTAATCTCGATTAATCAATATTATGCCAAATTGATAAGTTTTGTGCCGTGTAACCAAAAAATAAACCGATAAAATTAAGTTGATCTAAAGGAACAACCTTTTATAGTAGTTAAAAATGCTTAGTGATATTCTCAACGGTGATAATCAATAAGAATGGACGTATAACAACCAAATATGCTGAAAATCGGCAATAAATCGGACAATCAGTCCAGTACAAAAGTATCCACAGTGACACTTTATAAACTGTCACTCTTTATAAACTGTCACTCTTTGGTAACAATTACCAAAGAGTTCGAGTATTGTATCTTTCATCGTAACTACCTTCCACTAAAAAGTTTGAAGCTATTGCCACGGACAACATAAAAAGATTATGGTTTTTTTGAAGACATTTAGGAATAGAAATGCCTGTTACTATTAAAAACATACTTGTTGCTATATTAAATTTAAGCTGATCCAACCAATTACGTTTTTTAGTTGGGTTTTGTATGTTACTTAACAATAAATCCATTTTACCATTCTTGATAGTTTTATTATAAAAATTTTTCAATACCGTTGATTTAGGGTTTTGTTTTGCTTCGTTTACTAAGTCATTAACATATTTCTTGGCTTCATCAGGTAAATTAAAAAATTTGTCTTGAACTTTCATTGCGCGTTGAATATCCATAAATTTAGAACCTGTAAACTTAGGTTTATTATATCAAATTATTTCGTTTTAGATAATCTGTGTAATCGTCTGTTCCCATTATTTTCAAAAAATCAATACAATCGCTTACATAAGGCCCGTAAGTGGGAACCGCGTCCCAATAATGATAAAAATGATAAAGGTCAATAACTTTGCTGCCTAAAGTGTACAAAGTCTCCCCTGTAATTTTACCATCAATCTCTTTTACAATTGTTTCGATTTTTTCAACCGATGCAATTTCGCCAGCAAAGATGTTTTTTATTAATCGCATTTATTTAAACCAGACAAACTTGTGATGGCAGTCCTGGCAATAAAATTGCCTATTTCCTGCTTTAGTATCGGGTAATTGGTGAAGATTGTGACTGTGGCACTTGGGACAATGCTCTTCCTCTGGGGGGAGCAATTCTCCCAATTCCAGGCACCGATAAACTTTATAAACGGCGCGGCGGACGTGCTCTTGTTGCACGCCTAACTTTTCGGCTAATTTTTTACTAGCTTTGTACCGATAAAACTTGTGCTTTTCGGTAAGGGGCAAAGGAAGAATTCCGTAGAAATCAGCCCATGCCCGATAAATGTTAGCTTGTCTTGGTGTAATCGGCATAATCAAAACTGTAATACTTTCAATAATCCTCTAACTGATAACTGATAACTGATAAATACCAAACTATTCTGGCTGTGGATCGAAAATTTCTACAAGAATTTCGATGTCGTTGCCAGTTCCATGCAAGTGGATATTTATATTATCTGAATCGGTAAGAGGATAATCCCAGCCATCAGGAATGATGGCTTCGCACGTGATTAATTCGTTAAGTTCCGTCCAATCCACATCAAAAAATACATTTTCTTTGCCTGTTAGACATTGCCCGCCGCCTCGCCGAACGAAGCTCCGAACTATTTCAGAGATTTTAATTGCCCCCTCTTCGGTTTCAGCAAATTCAGCAATTGGAATCTCCCGGTGAAAATTATTGTAGTAATTTTCCCAAATTGTGTCTTGATCTCGCCAGTAAGCTCTTTGAATATCTGGGCGTTCATTGTCAATGCTATACATAATAATTCTTTTCCCCCTACTAAAAGCTTCGGGGTATCCCTAATAGGGATTATTAGATAAAGCGCACGCAACTACGACTATAGTTCATAGTTTCAATTCCTAATAGGAGTTCTTTGTGCAACTACCTTAAGTAAATCACCTAATTCGTAAAAATAGGTGTTTTGCTGTGCCACTTTAGGCACTGGCACGCTGAGAAAAGCGGTAACATACTTCTTGATAGGAGATGCTCTGAATTTTCCCTTTGACATTTTCAAATACCCAGTAATTGCCATCGCTATCTTGATAAATAACGTTTAAATCGATAGGAATGTCAAAAGTTGCAGATGTTTCGCCTTTTTTACCTTCAAATTTTCGGCTTACAGGCTCGATAAACTTCTTAGTGAATCCACCGTGCTTAATATCTTTTTCGGGTGAGATTTTCGCTACCCATGCTCTCCAAGCGCGGCGAGAAGTTTCTAGGGTAAGAGTGCGAGTTTTAGGCAATCTTTTAAAGCTTACGATAGTATTTTTTTGAAGCTGTTCAATTGCGGCTTCTACCGCTAAGATTTTAATCACTAATTTAGCTTTAGCACGATTGCCATGAGTCGCTCGTAATTGAGCGTTCAACTTGTTTAATTTTGTTTCTAGCGTGCTCACTTCGATCTCCTATTTGTCCATACTTTAATCTAATCACCTATTTTCATATCGTAGGAGTTAGATTGTGACAGTTTATCAAGTGTCACACTTTGCCAACTATCTGAAAATTATCATGATATATTTAGAATATAAGCACTAAACCGAGTGCATCCATTAATTAGAGCCTCCATAAGCTACTGGGCAGATCAGTAACCGACTTGAAATAGTAGTCGGCTGGTGAGACTGGTTAATGAGTCGTTCTAAGCTTGCTGGTGTAATTCCAGTAACCGATTTGAAATAGTAGTCGGCTGACGCACGCACTTGGTCTAGTGCTTATTACTTTAAATAGATTCTTAGTTATTCCAGTGACACTTGATAAACTGGCACACTTCGCCAACACTTATCAAGAGGATTAATCTACATTAGAAATGTAAGCAAAACACAAGAGGACAGAACAATGTTTTTCCCTTCTAGTAATCCCGTAAATTCCGAAATATTCTTTGATCGCTCAAAGAATTTTAATCACCGATCTATCACTTCCCTTGATTCTTATCGAGGAAAGGTACTTACCCGAATTAATCTTCTTCTTGCCGAAGAAACGCGGCAAGAAGTCTGGAATGCTTTTTACTATTGGTGGCAAAAAAACAACGATATTGATTACTGGCATTCATGCCGTGAACAAATGGATTTTAAAAAAATGGCTGATTGGATTATTGCTAATTTTTGGCGAGAATTACAAATCGAGCAAAAACTAGATGCAGAAACAATAGATAAGCTTCCAGATGAAATTGAAAAAACTGAAAGCGGATACTATACTTTTAGTATTCCTTCCGAAAGTGACTTAGAAGATGCAATGAACTGGGTAGAAAATACCGAGTTTCAAGGAAGTGAAAAACAAGTAAAATGGGCAAAAGATATAGCTTTAAAACACTTACAAGAGATTGTAAGTGCATGGAAAAAAGAAATCAAAATCCCTATTTCTGCTAAATGGTGGATCGAAAATAGAAACAATATTGACTTTAGTAATCTATAATCTCTATCGTGCATTAGTTAATCAGTTATCAGTAAAACAAAACACACGGAGATTACCTATCATAGAAAACTACCATCTTGATAGCCAAATCGAAAAAACTTCCAAATTAATGTGCGAATGGTGCGAATGGTGCGAATGGTACGAATCCCTGATCCCAGAAACTTTGCGAAAGCTAGATCGGCAGATGACAAAGCTACCAAAAGGCCAGATCGGATTAATTTTTTTCAAGGATGGCAATATTAAAGCTTCCCTCACTACTCCCAAGTATGATCCAGGCATAGTTGATCGATTGAAAAATTTACACTATTTCCATAACAAAAAGCCTGCATAGAATCCTCAAAAGAAAAGATGGATAAATTTAAAGCTTTATTACTCGATCTTGATGGCACGATCCGCCAATCTACCAATGGAAAATTCATCGAAGATCCAAACGATCAGGAACCAATCGAAGGGGCGATAAAAGCTATGGAAATTTACCATCAAGAGGGATGGACGATGATAGGAATCACCAATCAGGGCGGAGTAGCCGCCGGCTATAAATCCTTAAAAAGCGCAATCGAAGAACAGCAAAAAACTTTAGAAATATTTCCACGGCTTTCTTGCATTTATTTTTGTCCTGATTTTAAAGGACGGGAATGTTTTCTCACGCAAAAACATTCCTGCGTGCAAATTGATAAACTGTACCCCGATCTTATTGAGCAATTCAGAAAGCCTAATCCTGGGATGATTTTTGCCGCTTTAAGAGCCTTCGCCAAAGAACCTACCGATATTTTAATGGTAGGAGATCGAGAAGAAGATAAATTAGCGGCAAAAAATGCGGGAATCAACTTTTTAGACGCTCATATTTGGAGTGTATATTCCCTTGATTTAACAAAGAATACCAGGTGATTGATGTTTTCAAAAATTAAAATTAGAAAAACAAAAGTAATAACACCTAGACAAGCCTACATCTATCTGGTGTGGGCAAAAAACAATAATCTTGACCCAGTGCCTGTTACTTCCCGGCATCGGAACTATCGCTTTAGAGTGGCATCAACTACAGCAGAATTAGGAATAGGTAAAGAACGAGTCAGACAAGTTCTGGCTAAAGTCCTTGAACTGCTATCAAAAGGAAACCAATTTGAGGAGGCAACCGACCTAATACTACAAGAGTACAAAAAATTTAATTAATCAAAACCCGTCAATTGATTGACGGGTTTTTAGTTAGTATTGTTAACAGATTGTTAGTAGTGTATTAACAGTGAAAAGTATTGATATATATAGGTTTTATTAGTTTGTTGTTTTTGTTAGCAGGTTCCCTAATTTTCGTTTTTTCTGTGTCCAGATTCCCTAATATAGAAAATTCTATATTAGGGAATAATTGATTATTTAATGTAGTACAATATTAATATGCCCTCGTTGACGCGAGGGACTAACTAAGTCAACCTACTGTAGAGGCTAACATGGCTGATCTAATTTTACAACGTTTTGATCACGACGGCATCGAGCTAATTATCGACACTCAGACCGGTGAAAGCTTTGCCTCAATCAAAGGATATGCTCGTATGTCTGGGAAAAGCTCCAACGCTATCACTATGCGGTTAAACCGGCTATCTAAAGAAGATAGCAAGGGGGTAACTTCTGAATCTCCAAATCGCCCTCAAATTCAAACAGGGAGCAGGTTACAAGGGGGTAACACAATGGGGTTAGGATTAGGATTGCTAAAACAGGCTCAAATTCAAACAGAGGGCGGGTTGCAAGGGGTTTATCTAATCCCAGAAGACCTAATCTGTAAGTGGTTGCCAAAGGATAATCCTGAGTTAGCCTCTCAAGTGCTTAAGCTAGGAGTCCGATTATTCCTTCACACATTAGCTGGTTTTCGCGTCAAGAGCGAGGCAATTACAGAGGTAAGGCAACTTGAGAGCCAAATCGTCAAACTAAGCGAAGAGAAGCAAATACTAGAGGAGTTGATCAAAACTCAAAAGACTATGATCGCTGACTTTGGCAGTAAAAACTCGATGCTTGACTATAAGCGGCTAGTGATCGAAGAATTACACGCTGAAAAAGAGCGCGATATAGCTAAATTTAACCTACTCGAAACCGAACGAGAAAAAGCACGGGGATGGCGAGGCGGTCGAATGCTTATGAGAAACGATAAAAAACGGTAAAAATACCTAAACTCATATAAACCCCCTATGACTCCATAGGGGGTTTATAGTTTGTTGGTTTGTAAATAGATTGTAGATAAGGTGATCAACAATAAAAAGCATTGATATATATAGGTTTCAGACTTTGTTAGTATTGTTACTCTATTTCCCCGTGT